TTTTATTTTTATAGGGTTACATTTCCTACAGCAAATTCGTAAGGTAGCATATAATTTCTATTTTGATAATGCCAATCAGCTTTATCTAACACTTCTGTTAATTTAGTAAACCAATTGTTCATGGTGTTATTACTAACAGGGAATGGATATACGTTATATAATCTATCTATCACTACGAAATGAAATTTCATTTGATATCCTGCTTCTATCAAGTTCATATATTTAATTGCTACAATTGTACTGTAAACAGCAGCTTGCATCCAATAAGAATAAAACTCTACAGTTTCAGGGAAATCTTTAAGATCTTTGCTAGTAGTCTTTACATCATTAATATAAATCATTTTATTGTCATGATCAAATACTAAATTATCAATTATTCCTTTTAATCCAAAAGTTTTATCATTAATTTCACATTCTAACTGAATTTCATTAAATACTTCTCTTGTATCAAAGTCTGTAACATCACAACCTATCAAATGACAAAGGTCTTTATCTTGCTTAATTAAATCTACAGCCGTTTTACAAAACTCATATGCTTCTTGATCTATAAGAGTTTTATTACCTCTTATTTTTAAGAACTCCCAATAATTTAAGGCTTCAACAGTATAAATTTTATCTATTCTCTGCTGATCAGTCTTCAAGCTCTGGTGTAAATTAATATCCTTAAGAACATCTAATACAGCATCAGTAAAATCTACAAAATCTTTTCTTTGATCTCCATTTAATTGAAGTTCTCTAGCATGTCTATATACAGTATCAACTACAGTTTTTGTACTTCCTGTAGGTATATTAGCTGGGCTAACTATAAATTGATCGTGAAACTTAGCTTCTTCTAGTAGAAGAGCATGTACAATTTTGCCATTTATTAGATGGGCATCTGTTCTTTCTTCCCTATTACCAAGAACATATGTTTGATAGAAAGCTTGTGGATTCCACATAAGCTTATTAAGACTACTATAAGAGAATTTAAAAGGATTAGCATAAAATTCCTTTTCCATAATTTCCATTGACTCTTGTATAATTGCATCTAGCTCCATATTCCTATTAATTTTAAAAATGTTTTAATTCTGTTTGCTGTTTCAAGATCTTTTGTCATTGCTTCCTCATACTCAAGGAATTCTATAATTGTTTTAGGATTAATTTTATCTTGAAAATTTTCCATTTTTATTACTTCAGCCATAATTTTCTAATATTTTCCCCAAGCTCTGCATCATTGGGATAGTTTTTAATATAAGTTTCAAATGCTGATCTTGTTTGATCTGGTATTTGTTTCTTTTCTAAAGAATCTGCTATACGTTCTAATTGTCTAGCTATTTCTGGTAATGTACCTTCTATAAGTTTTCTACCCATTAGGGTTTCATGTAATTCTGCCATATTATAAGGACAATTTGTACAACCATTTTTACAACAAAAACCTCTCTTTAATAAGAAGTTTCTACTTAATGGCTGTGGTTTCATATTTATTCTTAATAGTTTTTAGATATTTTTTTAAATCACTTACACCAGCGTGAGGAAAAGGTGTGCTACATATTCTATTACGAAAGATTCTTTTAAAGCTCTTACCTTGGTTAAGAATTCTATCAGCATGGTATTTGCAAGGCATAAATCCAGCATCATAATTACAATCTTGTCTTATTTTACTATCTGCCATAGTTCTAGTTATGCCAAAATAATCTTTTCCCTGCATAATATCATTTAGATATTCTTTAGTACAACATTTAGGATATCCTAAAAACTTAGACATTTCTATAATATAGTCTTCTTTACTTATCCATTTTGGTTTTTTACAAAAGGGACACTTACAATTTTTATTCATATCTTAAATTATTGATCTTTTAAGTTTTTGAATTTTTTATGTTGTCTTTCATGTAATTCAGGCATTTTGTTGTAATTTAAAATATTTATCAAAAAATTCTTTGCTTACTAAAGGATTAATTGCATCTAATGCTTCTTGAGATGCTTCAAATTTATCTTCTGTTTTTATATATACTTGATCAGCTGCAGGAAATATGTATGTTCCTCCTGTTTTTAACATACCATTTATAAATTCAAAAAAATCTTCATTAGCTTCTATTTTATATTGTTCCATTATCTCTTAAATGTTTAAATTGTTTCCAGTCTTCTTCTGGTAAATATTCTATTAGGTTTTCTACAGGACAGAACGTAAGTAGTTCTTCTATAGCTTCTATTTCACCACAGTGTACATCTAGCTCTATTTGTTTATACACTGTTTCTATAAGGTCTTCTTTATTTTTTAGACTTTTCATCTTGTGTTTTTTTATTGTGGCAGGTTTCACAAAGTACCTGTAGATTGTCCACTTCACAGAATAGCCTCTCTACGAAGCCTGGGAGGTCATTAGCACACCTTAAAGATCCTGCAGGTAGTATGTGGTCAACATTAATTTTCTTGTCAGGAAACCAATTTAAACACTCTTTACACTGATATTCAAACTTTTGTCTCTTAAGAGGCCCTTTATAGGCTCTACGAGCTTTCATTTTACATTGTGTAATAGGTTTCCAAAATCTTGATTTCTGTCTTAAAGCACTACGTATAAAAGACCAAAAGGCAGATTCTGTTAAAGTTCCTGCATTTCTGGTCTTAAGGGTTAGTACTCGTTTATTTTTAGCCATTGCTTAATTTTTTGTCTAAGATAGGAACTAATCTTATTAAAACCTCTTTAGCTCCAAAATCTTTAATTGAATCAGATACATCTTTACTCATAGGTAAGACTGTAGTTTCTATAAATGGATATTTTTCTTTATATGTTTGCATAGCTTTTATACCTGCATCATCATAATCAAACAACACTACAATCTTTGTATACCTACTCTGTAATTCTTCCATTATGTCTTGTTTAAGCATAGTGTTTTCACTATCAGGAGCTATTACATCTATTTCAAGCTTAAGAGATTTAATAGACATTACATCTTTAAGACTGGATGTAATAACTAGATGAGTATTATTATGTAATTGTTCATATCCTTGAACATAATTAGACACTTTAATAAATTTCTTATCAAGAGTCTTGGGTTGGTATATTTTATAAAGAGTACCATCTTCTTTGAAATAACCATAGAGATAAAGTCCTTTTATACAAAGGTTCTTATCGTCTTTAGTCATACAATAACTTTCTAGTGGCTTTATATTGTGAGCCTCAAGTAGTTTAGATCCTATATTGAACTGAGTCCAAAAATATTGATCTTGTGTGGTCCAGCTTCTAAATTTGTGACTAGTCACTTTATACTTAGCTGCTTTTTGAAATTCTTCAAGATCATATCCTCCATTATTATGGAGAACAAAATCATTATAATTTTCAACTATTAACTGACAAGCTTTATGAAATGAAAGATTGTTTAAATCTTTTACAAGATCTATAGCACTTCCTCCTTTTCCTGTAGAAAAATCTTTATACCTATAAGTGTTATATACATCAGTATAAATACACATACTAGGTGTACGTTCTTTAGTGTTGAACATACTTTTAATTTTTATATCCTGTCCATTAAGTTTTTCTTTTATACTACAAAAATGTTGAAATATCCATGGAACAGGAACATTCTTTACATCATGTACTAAATTTTTTGTTTTAAACATAAATGCAAATTTAAAATAAAAATGGGGAATGTAGAAACATTCCCCGTATACTAAATACAAATCAAAAACTAAACATTGAAGTCATTATTTACTGGTTCAAAACCATTAACTGATTTTGATGCTAATGGAGAAAAATGATATTTATTAGTTTTGTCAAACTTATTTAACTTTTCTTCATTAATAGATACAAATTTGAATTTAGGAAGAGATAATTTTACAATTACTTTTTCATTATATTCATCTTCTTTACCTGATAAGAACCAATACAAGTCTTGTCCTTTGAGAATGTTGATGGCTGCTGCCACCCATTGTTCAATAGACGTAATCTTTGCATTTTTAGATAAGTTGTCAATTTCTTTTCTAAGTTCTAATTGATCAGCAATAACAATAATTTTGCTCAAGATTTCATTCTTGTTAACATCATCACTATTAAAGTCAGAAATGTAAATACTAGCACTAACTCTTGCTGTTTGTCCTTTATACTTCTCACCTTCTGGATTTTCTCTGTCAATTGCCCAACCTTCAAAGTTAGGTAGTGGTGGTCCTTCTAATGTGATTTCTAAAGATTTCTTACCTGTTTTAGAGGTTCGAACTTGTGCACCATAAATGTGTGCAAATACTACTCCGGGTTCAAAGGATTTTCCTAATCCTCCTCCCTTAACTGATTGTCCTTCTGTACTGAACATGTTTTTTGTTTTTTAATTAAAAAATGTGGTTGTTAATTTTCATAATCCTTTATTGCTTTAGTAACAAGTTGTAAGTCATTAGCTATTTCTAAAGTAGGGAACATTTCACGTGGACTTTTACATGTATTTTCACCGTTGGTTTGGGTTTCAAATACATACCTAATCTCACCGTCTTTGTTTCTTTTGGCTTTTCCAAACAAAACTATGGAAAATAATCCTTCCAATGTTAATTTTTCATCTACCATTTTACCAATAGTCTTAGCTTTAAACTTACGTTTACCTTCCATATCTGTTGCTTCTTCTGCATGAGTGAGAAAAAAGATGATAAGGTCATCTCTCATGTCTTTAGGCATACGAGCAATTCTAGCTAGGTGGGCACCTATCTGTGTGAACTTTTCATATCCCTTCTCATTAGCTTTGTCAAAGAATTCAAAGGAACTCATGTACTGAAAGTCGTCTATGATTATGTTTTTAATCTCAGGACGTTTTTCACTAACATACTTTACACAAGCTTCAATATTTTCAGGACTAGATTTATCATACATATTTCCAGAGGGGTTTTCCTTACTCCAGATAGTGTACTTCTTTTTCCATCCTTTAAACGGTAGTGACTTGTTAGCTACGTTAATAATAAATGTCTCTTTGGGATTTAACGTCTCAATGCTGGTAGACTTTCCAGCACCGGACTCTGCAATAATTAATACTCCTTGTGCCATATTACTATTTGTTTTTTATAAGGTCGTTTAACCAGCCTTTAGCACTCACTGGTCTGTTTGTATGGACTGCATAATAATCTCTGATAGTCATATCAGAATACGGTGCATCTTCCATAAGAGCTGGAGCTTTTGGAATGCTACCAGCACTTTCTTGAGCTTTTTGTGTCACTTTAAATACAGAGTCATCTGTACCTGTAAAGGCTGACATTTTACTAATAGCAACAGAACTTCTATGTACCACTTTAAGTTCTTCTATTGGAACTAAATAAGAACCTTTTGCATTAAGTTCATACTCTTCCTCAAAAGCACTGTTAAATGGCACTCTATATACTTTTCTTTCTGGATCTACTGGAATTAAATCTGAGTCAATAAGCTCAAAGAAAAATCCTTTTGTTTTTTTAAACTCTGATGGAAAGATCCCTACCACCAGTCTTGCTTGTTCATCATAGAACTGTGTCTTCATGTTAAAGTCATAGTAACTAATCCCTAAATCAGATATAAGATCAACATTGTAATCTCTAATCTCTTTTGTTTTTAGGGCTTTGTACTTTGCTCTGTCATCATCAGACATTGTGTGTAAAATACTCATGTCTTTTGTTTTAATTGTTATTGTATGTTGTTTAAATTACTGGAGGATTATTATTACCAAATCTATTAGCTGTTCTTCTTTGTGGAGGAGCACCTGATGGATTACCTGCTATAGGTTCAGGTACTTCTAATATTTTTTGTCTAGGAAAATCTGCTTTCATGAATATTAAATTAGTATCATCAGCACTATTTCTAGATTTTAAAATATGAGTGAATACATCATCTGTTTTACAAAGATATTCTTTACGTCCATAACTTTCTATATCTGCTTTATAAGGACGGTTTAATACTATCACCATATCACTTCCTTGCATAAGAGCATCACCACCAAATATATCTGAGCTGGTAGGATAGTTACCCACTGTTCCAGGAGTTTTTCTACTTGGCTCATCAATACTTCTATTAAGTTGGGATACCATTAAAATAATTATAGGAAGTTTATTCTTTAGATACATTAACATTTCTACAGTGTTGTAAAGAGTGGTTATCTTCTCTCTCTCATCTTTATCTTTCTTAATCAACCAACTATGATCTATTGTAACAATCATTGGTTTGCCTCCTAATCCATTGTATGCTGTATGTACAGCCTCCTCCATTTTTCTAACGGTGAGAGGTACATTAATCTGAGTTCTATATGCTCCAAACGATTGAAACGTTTTTTGTTCTTCAACATACTGCTTCATTATCTTCATTGAAAACTCATCTAATTGTCTATCTGTTGATAGCACCTGATTGTAGTCTAATGCTGTTTGAGCAACAAAATCTCTTGACGCTGTTTGTTTTGGTCCCATTTCAAATTGAAATTCTAGGATGTTAAATTCTTGTGTTGGATTAAGATATTTAGCTTCTCTTAGTATTTGAGAAACAAACATTGTTTTACCTGCACCGGGTCTAGCTCCTATTGTAAGCATTGATCCCCATTCTAATCCACCCACTCCCATTCTATTTAGTCCGTCCCAAGGAAGTTTTAAAGATTTAATCTTCCCTACCCGTCTGTCTTCTATATATTGTAGACCTTCTTCTAATATCTCAACATATGTTTTGATACCAAATGGTCTATCTTTTTGAGGTAGATTGAGAATATTCACTTAATCTAGATTTAGTTTTAGTTTTGTAAATTTAAAGAATTTTATTGAAATTACCAAAACAAATTCTATTAAAATATACTTATAAATTGATATTCTTACAATAAAATTATCTATAATAATCCAGTTTAATAAACTTAATAAAATTCCTATTAAAAAGCTATAAAAAAATTTTTTTTTTATTGTCATATGTTGTTGTTTAACATGCTTGGATTGTCAAGAATTTCTTGACAATAATCAGCAAGCTTTGAGCTCACTTCTTTAGTTATCTCTGTTTTTTTAATAAAATTACTGCTAGTAGCCATATATAAATAGTCTTTCTTTTTAAACACTTCATTGTAATAATCAGTGGCATCTAATATCAAATCCCAATCATACTCAGGATAATTTTTAAAGAACCATACAAATTTATCTTTAAGTTCTTGATTAGATTGTCTAGCTAATTGACCATGTGGTAGTCTTTTAGCCGGCCAGATTTCTCTATATTCTTTAATACGTTCATTTACATCAGCTCCTAACACTTCTGTAGCCACCTTCTTTTTAACTTTAAGTAGGTGGGTTTCAAATTCATTTAGAATTACAGCACCTTCATTAGTTAAGTTACCTTTATCATCTATAAGATTTCTTTGTAAACAAATTTCTTTTTCTATTTCTTGGTCTATAATAGCATTTGGCTTTATATTAGACCTGCAGCAGTCCATAAAATAAATCTGGTTAGGACTTAACTTCCATTTGATTAAGGTATTCCATAGTTGATGGCTCATACTCTTGTTTTATATTGTTAATAATTGTAGTGTATCTTGATTTAAACTTTATATCTGTTTCATAAAGATTTTTAAAAGTTTTTAAACCATGTATTACAGTGGTATGATCTCTATTACCAAGATATTGACCAATTTCTAATAAAGTGTATTTCATCTGTTTTGCTATAAAAAAGAAGATGAATCTTAAATCTACCAATAGTCTAATTCTATTTTTACTTGCTAATGTTGTTTTTTTATCATATTGGAATGGTAAAAACGGTTCAAAATATGTTTCTAATTCACTAAGTGTCAATATTTTTATACCTTCTTTTTCTTTTGAATTTGTTATAACTATGGGATAATACCCCACTTTATCATAAAATTTATCTAAAAATCCTTTAATTAATTCATGTTCTATCTTTTTTTTATATTCTGCTGGATTCATAATTTTTTTAGGTTTTTTCTTGAAAATTTTGTATATTATATTGTATAGAAAAGAGGATCAAAATTACCCTTTTTCTATCAATTTACATGTATATATTTATAAATTTTTTTAATTTTTTTAATAATGAGTGTGCCTACTCCAAAAAGTTCTGTGGCTAACACATTGAAAATCTATGTGTTCCCAGCTTTAGTTACAATTCTAGCAACCCTTATTTGGAGGGATGTTACAGAAATGAGAACAGATGTTAAAATGCTTTTAGCTCAATCAAATATAGATAAAACAAAGATTGAGACACTTGAAAAAGATGTTAAATCTTTAGAACAAGCAGTATTTAACAAAAGACCTATTACATCTATTGGTTATCGACATGATCAATACTTCAAACCTGAAGAAATATTTGATGTAGAAAAATATATACCTAAAACTGAATTATAATGGCACAATATCCTCAAGGAATATTTCAAACTTTAACTTGGCTTGTAAAACAGGTTAAAATACTTTTATGGAAAACAAGACCTTATCCATATTATAAAGTGTATACAGCTTTAATAAGTCAAACAGGAACAGCTGATCCTATAGTTATTGTTCTACAAAATGAATTAAGTGGTACTATTATTTGGACAAGAAGTTCAGCAGGAGTTTATCTTGGAACATTAGCAGGTGTTTTTACATCTGACAAAACAACTATTTTTACAACTGTAAACGGAACAGCAGGAAGTGTTTACCCAACAGCATTAATAGCAGGCAGAACAAATAGTAATGAGATTTTTTTACTATCTAATTTAACAAATTCAACAGGAACTCCAACTGATAGTATGCTTGCAAAAACCCCAATAGAAATAAGAATTTATAACTAATAAATTAAACATATGAAATTTGGTTGGAAACATTATTTTGAGCCCACTCCTAAGAGAGTGAGATTATTAGGAGATTCATTAGCAGCAGCTGGTACTTTTGGTGCTGGTATTGCTATATTAAATGGACATCCTATAGTTGGCACAACTATTATGGTTGTAGCTGTAATTGGTAAATTTATTTCAAACTTTTTTACAGATGTTGTTGAGTAATCTAAGAAAAATTAGTATATCAGAAATATTAATTTTAGTACTCTTAATAGTGATACTTCTACAAAGATGTGGTGGTGGAGCTAAAGATACTATTGTTGAATCTAAAATTATTAGAGATACTAGTTGGGTTATTAAAGATTCTATAATCAATACTAAACCTCAAATTTTTAAGACAGAAACTTATACTATACCTGTAGATAGATGGAACACTGAATATCTTCCAGATACTAACTATAATAAACTTATTAAGCAATATGAGGACTTAGTTAGAGAACTTTTAGCTAAGAATATATCATCTGATAGTATCAAAATAGATTCAATAGGGCATGTTTATATTATAGATACTGTAAGTAAAAATATGATTACAGGAAGAAGTACTCGTTACAATCTTAAATATCCTATTATA